CGTATAACTTCAACTAAAGAATTAAACTATAAAAAATATTAATTAAACAAGATGGAAGAAAATACTTTTAAAATTAATGAAATAAAAACACCAATGTATGTTGGTAGCTACCAAATAACTGGTAAAGGAAGTGAAGCAAATAGTATGCGATTTATGTTTGTAAAAAAGCCCAATATTATAAATAGGTTTTTTTGTAGAATACTATTAGGTTGGGTTTGGATAGATAACGTTTAGCATTACACACAACGGTTTTAATAAAAAATCGTTTTAATGTTTTTTATTTATTGTTATATACTTTAGGTGGTGGGCAAATTGGCTAAAGCCTGTTCCGTTAACGGATAGCTGCATAAGGAAATAAGTCGGTCTTGTGGGTTCAAACCCCACCCACCTATTGTATTATAACGGACGAGTGTATGATGCCGACATAGATTATATTAACAATGTTAATAACTAAAGACAAGTAATATGAAAAAAAAAATAAAAGCAGCACTAATTTGGCTATCTTTGCTTCCTTATAAAACTATAGAAATGGATAACGGAATAATCGCCAAAATATATAGGAATGGAAGGATATTAGCTAACGAAAGGAACAAGAATTATGACAAATAGGCAAATAATACTTAGATTGATTATAGCTGCACTTACTATTATTTGGATGTGTAGTTAAAGTAAATTAATATGGTAACAAAGACAGAAGCAAGACACGAGAAAACTAAAGAGAGAATCTCTAAAGTAATTAACAGAAGCAAAGCGTGGAGAAGACGCAGAGCTACAAAATAACTAAAGAATGAAAACATCAAAAACATCAAAAACAAGTCCAGAAAAAGAACCTGCAGTAGCATTAGCTCAAATACCAGTAGACGTGCTTAACCAAGTGTTAGGATATCTTTCAGACAAGCCATACAAAGAAGTACAAGGCTTGATAGTGGCTATTCAAGAAAACTCTAAGCTAGTATAATGATATCGGCAGCAGAGAAGAAGATTGAGTCAGATGACCCAATTTTAAAAGCAAGAGGATTTGAAGCAAGAGATCTTATAAGGACAATTAACAAACTTATAGAGATTGATGGCGAGAAAATGACTGACGGAGAGTTAGTCGATGAAATTTATCAAACAATTAATAAATAAATAATATGAATTTAGAAATGTTTAAAAACTTAATGGAAGCGATAATCATCTTAGTAGGTGGTTATCTTTTAGTAAGTACTGTTATCTATCTATTAAAAGAAAGAGAACTTACTTGCAACCCAGCAGAAGCTGAGGTAGATTGTGATTGTAGAGTATACTTCAGTAAGAAGAAAAACTATTATTACGCAAAGGCAAGAGATGCCGCAGGAAACTTAAAATACGTCAAGGGTTCGTATGCTAAGTCTAAAGAAGAATGCTTATCTCTTTGCAAAGAAAATTGTGGCTGTTCAGCTTAATTTTCAATATTATGTGTTGGTGTAAGAAGTAAGCACAGTCTGTCAAAGCAGAAAGGAAATGGTTCATTACCATTACACATATCATTGTCCGGCATAGATCGGACAGTTTAGTTGGTTAGTTTATGGGGGAGTTGGAGAACTTCCCCATTTTTTATACGCCAGACCTAACAAAAAACAATTATTAACTAACAACTAAACTTATGGAAAAAATAGTAAAAAATCTTAAAAAAGGATTCACAGTAGAAATCAAATCAGCTCACGGAACATGTCGTGGAGTTGTACAAGGAACATCAGAGTCATTAGTAATATTGACACTGTTAAAGCCAATGACAAGTGAGAAGTCTCACAGTTATCATTGGAGTACAGGAGAATTAAAGTCATTCTTGTACAAGGATATGATAAGTCTGAAAAGATTAGACTTTCAATACAAAACAATGACACCAAAAGATAAAGCAAAAGAGTTAGTAGAGAAACACTTAAAAAAGATTATAGAATTAGCTTACGCAGAAACTAAAACAAAAGAATTAGCCAAACAATGTGCCTTAATATGTGTTGATGAGATATATAAATTAAACAACCTTGATGTTGGAAGGTATGAGGGCGAGCGAAATATAGAAATGTATTATAGTTATTGGGAAGAAGTTAAACAAGAAATAGAGAAATTATAATATGAATTATAACCCAAGTAAACTAACAATATCTACACAGAGTAGATAGGCCGTATGGGTCAAAATATTACTCGCTGAGATGTGAGTAGGCAGCATGTAGATGCCTTTATGCAAGAAACTGTATAAAGTAGTCGAATAGATAAGACAATGTACAGGGGATCTATAGGGGTCCCCCATTAAATTAAAAAAGTGAATTATTAATCAATTAAATATATAAAAATGAGTAAAATCGAAGAAAAGTACGACAAAATTGCAAGTAAAGTAATTAAATTTGCTAAAAAAGCAGACAACATGCCAGGAGGAAGGTCTCTTGTGTTTGTTGGAGGAAATGACAATGGAACAGACACTTCAATTGTTGCAGGAGACTTAGAAGTTATTATTACAGCACTAACAGAGGCTGGAATAAAAGATGAACAGAATCTTGGAAAAGTTTTAGTTACAGTTGGGTTATTGCTAGGAGAAAACTCTGAGCTTTTAAGAGACTTTAGCTTTGACATGATACAAAAGCGTCTTGCAGAGATTAAAAGTGGGCAAAAAAACTAAGCAGGATTTACAGAGAGATTTAATACAGAGCAGAGCAGTAATTTCATCAGCCAAGCATAAGCACTTGGTTTTGGAATGGAGCACTGGTTGTGGTAAGAGTTTAGCTTCTATTAAAATAATAGAGGCTATTCTCAAACACAATCCGTCAGCCACAGGTTACATAGTATGTAAGGAGAGTACACACAAAAAGAATTGGATAGATGATGTTAAGAAGCATGGTTATGGCCATATATTGAATAACATAACTTTGTTATTGTATGCATCAGCCAAGAAGATGAGTAAGTGTGATTTTATAATATTAGATGAATGCCATGGTTTGACGCCTAAAAGGATGGCAGTAATAAAGAACTTTGTTGACAAGAATACCGCTGTAATATACCTATCCGCTACAATTGAGAAGCAGAAAAAGTATTTAATTTCTGAAATCGCAAGATATACAGAAAAGTATTACAAGATATCTTTGTTAAAAGCAATAGAGTTAGAATTACTACCGGAACCTGAAATTGTTATTCACAGGGTTAAACTTGAGAACAACAGTACAAGGAACAATGTATTCTTAATGAAGAAAGGTACAGCCACAAAAGCACACAAAGCAGAATGTGATTACCATCAGAGATGGGACGTGTTTGGCAAGTACCAGAATATACATTTAAGAGTACGTTGTAATGAACAGGAGTATTATGATTTAATTACAGACCAGATGAACTATAATCTAGAAATGTCTAGATCTGGCCCAACAGCTATGAGGACGCCATGTAAAAATAAGTTTCTAAACCTTGGCTCAAAGAGGAAGAAATTTATTGCAAAGGCTAAGTCAGCAAAAGCTAAAAGGCTTGTCGAAGAGTTTAGGTCTGAATCATATAGATTCGTGTGCTTTACAGGTTCTATAGAACAATCTGTAATGCTTGGATCAGAGAGCTCTGTAAATTCAAAGAACAGCAAAGAGTACAACCAAGAACTAATTGATTGTTTTAACAGACAAGATTGTTCTGAGTTGTTTGCTGTTAAAATGCTAAGGGAGTCTGTAAATCTTACAGACATACAGAAAGGAATTGTAGTTCAGCTAGATAGCACTATAGGTTCTTTCTACCAAATGCTAGGTAGGTGTTTGAGGCATGAGTTTCCTCAAATGCATTTATTAATATTGGAAGACACTCAGGATGAAGTATATTTTGCTTCAGCAATGAAAGATTTCGATCTAAAATTTATTAAAGATGAATAAAGTAGAAATTGACTTTGATACGTTGAGAGAAAACAATCTGTCCATAAATGAGTATTTAGCTTTGTATAATGTAGTGTGTGGTAATTGTGTAGCAGAATTTTTTGTTGCAGAACAGTCACACTTAGATTCGTTAGAAAAGAAAGGTTTTATAAAGATAATAGGTGGTAGCACGACTCTTAGAGAGTCAGCTAAAGATCTATTTAAGATAAAAGAAGACTATTTTCTTAAGTGGTTGAATTCTTACCCGATAAGAGTAAGAAAGACTACAGGAGGCTCAAGAGTTCTTAGTCCAGCATCTGACGAGACTATAGAAGGCAAGAGACTTAGAAAGAAATGGAAAACTATGTTTAAAGGAAATCCTAAAGCTGAAGAGAAAGCTATAAGAGTCCTTGAAGCAGAAGTTCTAATGAGAAAGAAAGCTAATGACATGGAGTACATGGTCGAAGCTGCTAGATGGCTCAATGGAGGCTATCACGAGAAGTATGAATACTTGCTCGAAGAGAAGACTGACGTTACCAATGGTATCGTAGACAGTTATGAAGAAGATTGGAACTAACTTAATGTAGAGAAAATGGAAGAAGACAAGAATATAGGTAAAGTACAGCAAAGGGTTGATCAGTTGGTTGGAATAAAAACAGATAAAGACAGCGGTAAGTTGTTTTGTGTGCCATTCCAGAACTATCCTAAGCTTGCTACATCTATACCAGGAATTGTTCCTGGCATGATTACAATGATAACTGCAGGTTCAGGGGTCGGTAAAACACAAGTGACTAAAGCACTTGCTGTTCGAGAACCTTTGGAGTACGCAGTTAAGCACGGGCTTAAGATCAAGATATTTTATTTTGCTCTGGAAGAAAGTAAGCAAGAATTTATTGACACAATGATATGTAACTATGTATCTCAGAAGACAAACACAAGAATTGATATACTTACGTTGCAGGGCTATAGAGAGAACTCTATAGATTCTAAGACTTTGTTATTGATTCAGACTTATGTTGAAGAGATAGAAGAGTTGCTTGAAAGTGTGGAGGTAATAGATTCTGTTTACAATCCAACAGGTATTTACAAATATTGTCGTGATTACGCAGATAAGAATGGTACACATACATTTGAAGACAGAGAATTTATCAAAAAGAAAAAAGATGGCACAACAGAGACAGTTAAACACAAAGTTTACTCTAACTATACGCCAAATGATTCTAATCAGATAAATATTGTCATTGTTGACCACATGAGTTTGCTTACGCCAGAAAAGAATAAAGATTCTGGCTATATGATGACACAACACCAGACCATGGCACATTGGAGTACTAATTATGCGTTAAAGCAGATTACGAAACACTGGAACTGGGCTGTTGTTAATGTTATACAGCAAGAGCAATCAGGGGAACGAGAACAATTTACTTTGAAAGGTGACAGTATACAGAAGAAAACAGAACCATCATTAGCAAGTTTCGCCAATAACAAGGAGATTCAGCGTGATGCAAAAGTAGTCTTAGGTGTATATGCTCCAGACAGGTATGGATTCGAAGAGTATCATGGTTATGATATAAGAAAGATGCGAGATACATTCAGAGCCATTAAGGTTTTGAAGAATCGTTTTGGTCCGCCAAATGCGTATCATCATTTCTTATTTGACGGTGCAACAAATAGATTTAAAGAATTGCCAAAGGCAAGTGAGGGTCACTTAATGACGAAGTTTTATCAAGCTTCTGATATTTTGCTAGGCAGAACTAATTAATTAAAAAACAAAAACAAATGGGACTAGATATGTATGCGTACAGACGCAAAAAAGGAGCATCTGCAAAAGATCCTGAGCAAATCATGTATTGGCGTAAGCACAATAGATTGCACGGGTGGATGGAGCAGTTGTGGAGAAAAAAAGGAAAGAATGTAGAAGGAGATTTCAATTGTGTAAGACTTAGGCTTAAAATGAAAGACCTTAACGAGTTAGCTAAGGATATTGCTAATCAGAACTTTCCTGAAACTCAAGGATTTTTCTTTGGTAGTGATTCTTATGAAGACTATGTTCAGTATTATATGGAAGATGATGTAAAATTCCTTTGGGCAGCTTATTCAGCTATCGAACAAGGAGATAAAGTGTACTATGATAGCTGGTGGTAGACCTAACCTGATTGGGATATCAGGAAAGATGGGATCAGGAAAAGACACGTTGTGGATTGTGATGAATTATATTGCAGACAATAATGCACCAGATTCTATTGGTAAATGGAAACAACCTGTTGATGAATTTGTTTACGAGAATAAGAAATATTCTGAAAAGCTAAAGTATATGGTTTGTTTTCTTATTGGTTGTAATAGATCTGATTTAGAAGATAGAGAGTTTAAAGAGAAAGAACTTGGCGAAGAGTGGACTAAGAATATTTTTGATGGTTTAAGCATAATTGAAGAGATAGATGAAGAAACTGGAGAATATGTATATTCTGACCAAAGGGGAAAGGAATTAGGAAATGTAGTACGAGGAGGTAAAGATTCTTACAAAGATTCTAATATTACCTTAACACCTCGTAAACTATTACAGATTCTAGGTACTGAATGTGGTAGACAAATTATTCACCCTAATATATGGGTAAATGCTTTGTTTGCTGATTATGTTCAAGTTGCTGATTTACAATTAAAAGGCAGAAAAGGAAATTTGATGCATAACAAGAATCAGTCTAACTGGATAATAACAGATGTTAGGTTTCCTAATGAAGCTCAAGCTATTAAAGATAGAGGTGGTATTCTTATTAGGATTAATAGAGATAATGGTACAAGAGCTATTGATGTAAACGCTCACCTATCAGAAACAGCTTTAGATGATTACGATGGATTTGACTATGTGATAGACAACGACTCAGACAGTGTTCGAGATCTTATAGATAAAGTTAAACAATTAAAAATAGTGTAATATGCATATAGAGAAGATAGGTTACGTAGGTGTTAGAAAAGCTGACAGAGAAGAAATAGAAGAGTGGATTGACAAAAATGATCTAGCTTTTTATGATTCTCATGAAGACGAGATAGTTACAGATGTGGACGCCAAGTCCTTGTTAAAGGTAGGAGGAACTTTTATATCAGTAGATGATGTATATGACCTAATTCTTAATGAATGTGACGTGATTAAATTTTATTATTAACAATTAAAATAAAAAAATGAAAAAAGTAGAAGATGAAGTTTTAGAAGACAACTTTACAGAAGGAGTTTACAATCATGATGCATTTACATCAGATGGGGACGCTTGTGGATTTAGTCAGACAGGATTCAACGAGAAGAATGGAACAATGAATGGTATTGTATCAGGTATTGATGGCAATAAGAACTTTGTTTCCCAGCTCGCTGAGCGACTAGAGGCAAGCTTTACACCAAGAGAGATAGTATTCATGGCAGCAAAGCTATCTTATATAAACATGGTAAAAGAATTTGCAGCCAAGCAAAAAGAACAAGAGTAATGGAATTACCTTTAATAAGAAGAAAAGCCAAAAGAATAGACTCTAAGAGGTTATTATTATTTGGTGCACCAAAGTGTGGTAAAACTACAATTGTGTCTCAACTAGAAGACTGCCTTATCGTTGATATGGAGCAGGGTTCTAATTACGTTGAGGGTATGATCGTAGAAATCAAAACTATGGCTGACTATTCTGCATTAATCAAAGCTCTTAAAAAAGCTAAAGATGAAGCAGGAGGAAAAGTACCTTATAAGTACATCTGTTTAGACACTTTAACAGCTTTAGAGGAGTTATCTCTATCTCTAGCGGTTAAGTTATATCAGAAGACCTCTATGGGTATAAACTTCACAGGAACTGACGTAAGGACGCTCCCTAATGGTGCTGGTTATTTGTATACTAGACAAGCATTTTTCAAGATGCTTAAGCCACTAGAAGAGTTTTGCGATACCTTGGTTATGGTAGGTCACGTAAAAGAAAAAGATGTCGTAAAAGAGTCTGGTTCATTTACAGAAAAGTCAATAAACTTGACTGGTAGAACAAAAGATATTCTTTGTTCATGGTGTGACGCTATTGGATTGGTATATAGAGATGAGAACAGAACTGTAATAAACTTTGCTCCATCGGAGTCGTTGGTTGCAGGTTCAAGACAGAAGCATCTTATAGGACAGCAAATTGAAGTTGCAGTAAGTGATGAGAATTATGACATCACTGTTGATTGGAGTCGTATCTTCATAGAAGAAAAGACCAAAGTAATTCCTGCTTCAAAGGAAAAGTAAATTAGTATAAATTTTAAATTTAAGAACAAATGTTAAACATTGTATTCGGTTCAATCAAGAAGATTGCACCAGCTGCTATTCAGCAGTTTGATTTCCCCTCAATGAAAGTTGAGAAGAACAGAGGAAAAGGCACCACTCGAAGAGTATTATTCAATAAGTCTGCTTGCAGATTGCTTGAACTAGATTCTGGTGGAGTGCAAGAACTTTTGTTTGGTTTTGCCCAGCCACAAGAAGAAAATGAGGCAAGATTATTCGTAGTTAACACTGCAGAATTCATAAAAGAAGTAGAAGACAAGACATACAAGGTGTCTAAAAACTACGCTGCTTATGATGACAGCAAAGAGAAGGGTAAAACCATCTCGTCAACACAATTGTGTAATGAAATTAGACAATTTGTATCAATTGGAGACGTTACTGACACAGACTACGAAATAGTACTTCATGACAAAAGCGGTGAGGCTCCAATCTATGAACTAGTAAAAGTCGTAGATGCTCCTGGTCTTGAAGTGGATTGTGATGATTGTGAAGATGAGTGTGAAAGTAAATGTCTTGTAGAAGATCAACCTAGCGAAGAGTTAAGTAATATTATTACAGCTACTGAAAACTTTGACGAAGAAGAAGAGGATGATGACGAAGATGAAGACGAAACTGAGGCAGTAACTGATTATCCAGATGGAGAATTAGAAGATGCCGAAGTTGAAGAAGATTCAGAAGACAGTAGTGCTTTCACACCATTTAACATCTAATGAGTAATAACAATAATAATAATAATTAAATTAAAAAAAGTAAAATTATGGGATTTGGATCAGCAAATGAAATCAAAGAAGGTGGAGCAAGAAAATTCTTCACAGGTGTTGAGAACTTTAAAGTTGTCGCAGTAAACCCTTCCAAAGAAGAGCTTGAAGCTCTTTACGGAAGAGAAATAACTTATGAGCCTGAGTACCTTGGTACGCAGACAGTAAGTGATTCTGATGGCGAAAGAGAAGTGCCTCAACTAAGAGTAGATTTCTACTTGAACAATGACGATGTAGATAACCCTATCTCTACTAAAGCTTCATTTTATGTAATGAATACTCACCACAAGTCACAGACAGGTAAGTATAAAGTTATTAATGACTTTGGTAAGGCTACGTGGTTGGAAGAAGATGCAATTAAAAGCAAGACTGTTCCTCAAAACATGCAATGGTACAATACTTCAGGAATGAAGATTGCCAAGCGTGGTGAGGAAGAGATGATTGATTTTATTGCTAACCTTCTTAATTTACCTTTTGACTTAACTAAGCTTACAGATGTATCTGCAGCTCATGCTAAGTTCGAAAAGGCTACATGGGAAGAAATGTTTAAGGGAGATTTTTCTTACATTAAGACAGTGATTGACAGTACTAACAATAAAGTTGGTGTTGCTCTTGGTGTTAAAATTGCGGATGACCAGAGTATGCGTCAGACAATTTTTAACAAAAAGACTTTACGTCAGTACACTCTTACAAGTAAGAGAGACAATAAGTTTCAGTGGCTAAGTAAAGCTATTGAAGAGTCTAAAGCTAATGGTGCATTTGGTACTACTAACTTCGGACCAGCAGATTACACTCTTCGTGAGTATAGTTTGACTCCGGATGTATTGACCACGGCGTCTTTACCTCCTGAAGAAGATGTGTTTGGAACAGCTGATGCTGCAAAAGACACAACAGACAACTGGTTAGACGACTAATCAGTTAATTAATTATATGGGGTCGGATAGTCCGGCCCCTATATTAACCAACAAAACTAAAAAAAAATGGTAATAGAATTTGAAGGAAAAGAATACACATTCACTCATGTGAAAACTATTAGTATAGTTCCAAGAGGAGTTTATATTAACGGAGCAATAGCTGTCAAATCACTTTCTTATACCCCACCAGAAGATTAATGGGATTCGGGAAAAGTGTAGACATCAAAAAGTTGCCAAATAGAACTGATATACTTAGTTGTATAACAGACGTTGAGATATTTTCTCACTTTCTAGGAGGTATACCAAGAAAACCAATATCGAGTCCTATAAGAAAAGACAGCATACCATCATTTAGTTTATTCTATAGTGATAAGTATGAAAAAATGATGTACAAAGATTTTGCCACAGGAGAAAGAGGCGATGTGTTTGTATTTGTAATGAATCTTTTTGGACTAAGTAAGATAACTGATGCTTTTTGCTTTATAGCAAATGAGTTTCAGCTTACACAGTATAAAACAGAGGCTGTAAACAATGTAGCTAGAGTTAGCTATGTGTCTAAAGATAATATTGGAAAAGTAAAAAAAGACAGAATTGATCTAAGAGTAAAGACCAGGGCTTGGAAGAAACAAGACCAAGAGTTTTGGCAAACCAAGTATGGTTTTACTAAAGACCAATTAACTTATTGTGGGATATATCCAATTTCACATTATTTTATGAATGATTACAGTAAGGTAGCAGATGAACTTGCTTACGCTTTTGTCGAAGAAAAAGACGGGAACGTAACGTATAAAATATACCAACCTGAATCAGAGAATAAGTGGATAAACAACAATGATTTTTCCGTATGGGAAATGTGGCGACAGATGCCACCTAAAGGTAAAAATCTAATAATAACTAGTAGCAGAAAAGATGCAATGTCTATTCTGTTCACATTTGGAAACCCTACACAAGTAGCTTCTTGTTCTCTACAGAGCGAGAATACTAATCCGAAGCCTCAAATTATAGAGGAATTGAAGAGTAGGTTTGAAAACATATACGTATTGTACGATAATGATTTCACAAATGAAAGAAATCCAGGTAGAGCTGCGGGAGCAAAGTTTTGCCAAGAATACGATCTAAATCAGTTGGAGATACCAGAAGAATACGGTGTTAAAGATCCATCTGACTTTTTAGAAAAGTATGGTAAGGAACAATTTAAAATAACAATCAAAAAATTAGTAAAAGATGTCACAATTCAAAATAAAAACAAATTTAACGAAGAAAACTGAACTATTTAACGTACTAGCACTAGCTAAGTCAATTGAGTTACCAATCCTACTTATAGGTGATCCAGGTGTTGCTAAAACAGCAGCTGTAATGGATTTTGCTAAAGCAGTGAATGGAGGAGACTTAGAAGATGAGCAGGTGTTCATGCTGGAAACAGATGAAGGTACTAGAAGTTCAGCTATAAAAGGTAACGTAGATATCGAAGCCTTAACAACAAGTAACAAATATCAAATCAACTCACCAATAGCAGGTGCAGACTTTGTAATCATTAACGAGGTTGACAAGGCGTCAGCATCATTGAGAAACAGTTTGCTAGGTGTAATGAATGAGAAGAAGATATTTAACGGTACAGAAAAGAAAGACTGTGCATGGGAAACTTTTGTTGCAACATGTAATAGTATTCCTGAAGACGAGAAAGATTCTCCATTCTGGGATAGATTTGCTATCACATTTCACGTAGACAGATTACGCGAGACTGATATATTAGACTACTTCTCTAAAGGAGGTCGCTCTAGTATGCAGACTTACAACGTAAACTTACCTACAGCTGAGCAGGTAGAAGAGAACATGGCAAAACTAGATGTATCTAAGATTAAAAAGGTATTAGATGTGGTTTACGGATCATTGTCTGACCGTACCATTTCTTACATCCCTACATTAGTTGCACACATAATGGGTGTTTACAGCACTAGTCAAGATAGAGCTTATGTAAAAGCTGTTGAGTTACTAGTAGGTAAGACAGATGCTGATGTATTAGCAAGAAGCATTATGAGTAAGCAACTAAGAGGTCTTTACGACAAAGTAGACATGATTTCTGCTTGTACTAACGAAAGCATGTACAAGAAATTAATGACTGAAATCAACACTTTAGGAGAACAACTTGCAAAAGATGGATTCCTAGCTAAAGAAGATGAGAGTGATATCGTAGCAAGAGCTACAGAAGCACAGAATTCTCTTTCTTTCTTAAGTACAGAAGATGATTTAGAAGATGTTAACGAAGCGATGGAAAATATATAATGGGATTCTTATCACAAAGAGAAGGTAATGGAGGGAGCTGGTCGGCTCCTTCCAATGACCTCTACGATATATACGGAGGCAGACAAACAGGTCTGTTCGGAAGTATAGAAAAGAGCCCTAAGCAAGTTATTTTTCCTGGAGTTACTCCAAGAGAAGAGACAAGCTTACAGAAGATCCAGAACTACATACATAATGAGAGTCGTAATATAGGTGGTCCTGGTGGAACTAATGTTCCTCAGCACCTTATTAATGACATTTACAGTATGTTTGTTAACGATGGTTTTAAGAGAAAAGAAACTAGTTCAGGAAATGTTGTTAAGCAGAAAATATTAGACAGAGTTTACAATACCTTTACAAAGGATATTACTAGAAACTCTCCTTTATTTTCTAACATAGTGACAAAAGAGATTGCTTTGTATCTTCAAAAGGTTTACGAAGATGAGGATTTGCCAGAGGAGGAAGATGAAGACGAAGGTAATGGACAGGGTGATCCTGGAGATGGCCAAGGTCAAGCTGGAAAAGGAGAAGGTGAAGGCGATGACACTCAGGACTCTGATGTTGCTGCAGGAGGTAGACAAGCAGGAAAGGATGGTAGTGGATCTACCGGTACTGGAGACTTGGATCCTAATCAGCAAGCACAAGAGAAAGCAGCTGAAGATGTTCTTGACAAGCATGAGGAGCGTTTACAGAATGCTATGAAGAAAGCAATGGATGACATAAAGAATCTTGAAAAAGCTATAGGTAAGGATAATCTTGCCGATTTAGCTAACAAAGAGCCTGATTTTATGGAAAACATGGATAATATGAAAGAAGCCTTGAAAAAGGTTGCATTTAACCGTGAAAGCATAAAGACAGTTCTTACAAAGATTCTTAACAAGTCTGAGAATTATTTCTCTAAAAACTTCTACACCAAAGAAGAGAGTATTTTTGAGTCAGAAGATTTTGATAATCTTTTTGGCTTAGAATTCCTTAATCCAATCTTTAGAAATGCAGAGATAATGAACATAGGAAATGAATCTAGAGTTTACACGGGTAAAATAGATTTGTATTTAGATTGTTCAGGATCTATGTCTGATACAGAAAACTTTGAAGGACAAAACATTAGAATGTCAGACCTTGTAAAAGGTATAGCAATGGTTTTGTTTAGAATGGGCATGATTGATAAACTTTATTTTTTTGATAACGATATCTATGAGATAAAGAACATAAATGAGTACACTATTCTGGCCTTTAATGAAGTTGGAGGAACAGACTTTAACAAAGTTGTTAGACAATGTTCTGCTAATGGAAGAAATTCTGTTGTAATTACTGACGGTGAAGATTACTGTCAAGATTACATAAAAAATGTTTTCTGGTGTGGTATCGGAGGAACTACATTTCGTAATGGAGAAGGATTTAATGCATACAAAAAAGAGAAGCAATGCGTAACATACGATAGTCAGACAGGAATGTTTGTATACGTATAGTATTAATTAGTAAGAAGAGTTCAGCAATGGTGGTGCTGCGTTGGACTCTTACTTACATTAAACAATAAACTATGATTTTTATACCAGGTAACATACCAAGTCTTAAGAATTCTAAAGTAAAGACGGCTAGAGGAATATTTAGTTCCCCTACAGTTAACAAGTTTCTTAGATCTATTGGCATACAGAAGTTTAACTCTCGTAAAAAAGAAGTTAAAGGATATGTAGACCCAACTAGACCTAATCAGTTTGAGGCTTTACGAGAAGAGTTTATGAAGATGAAAGTAGGAAAAGATGAACCTATTGTTATAGGATATCATCAAGTAAGAAATAGTAAAAGGTTATTTGACTTTAGTAATAGTGTAGAAATCGTACAAGATTTAATGACTGCACATGACTTTATAGAAGATGACAATGTTAAACACGTATTCCCTGTACCTATGAGTATTGACGGTCAATTGATTGATCCAGA